CACATACGAGTAGTCCATCGTGGTTGTTGGGGATCCCACGGTCGTGGCGGTGGCCGTTGGGGAAGCTGGCGCAGCAATCGGCGCAGCAAACGAGATTGTGGTCAACGTCCAGTTGGTTGCACTCAAACGTTTGAGTTCGCGCGGTGCGTAGTTCGGGTGAACGATGGTCAATACGTCGGCCGACTGTACATAGTGCAGATCGAACAGATCCGCTTCGGCGTAAGGACTTGCGATCTCATACGGTACGCCGCCACTCATCAAGGTAGCGCCTTGCGTGTGAAACCGGAAATACCCCGCGCCCACTTCGAGGATCATGGTTTGTGTCGTCGAGTAGGTGAACGGGATCAAGCGCACCTTCTTGGTGGAATCCTTCACCTCGCGCACGAAGGCAAAGCCTGGTCGGTTTTCAATAGGGCCTTGGGGTTTGGCAACAAAGTTACGACACGTTGCCAAACCCGCTTGATACTTGTTGTCATCAATCCGGCCAAACATTTCTGGGCTGATCTCGCCCCCGGCAAACGAGCGTTGTAGTGTTCTGATGTTTGCCATAGTTATCTGCCTTGGATCCAGCCGACTTTTTGCGCTATGTCAACACGGCGTTGGCTTGCGTCAGATTCCATCGCTTGCGATAGGAAGTTTTGCACCATTGCCAAGCAGCGTTTGGCCTCGGCCGCGCCCGCGTCGCCCTTAATCAAAGGGCCGGCCAGCATCGATGCAAGATACCAACTCAATGTCGTGATAAAGAGCGGCGAGAAGTTGCCGGTGTCGGACACCAGCGCGGCGTAACGCAGCACGGCATCCTCCTGATCGGTCAAAATGACCGGCGTGCCGTCGTTGTTGATCTCGCATGAAAACGGTTGTGGTACATACGATCCACCCGCTGATACCACGGGAACATTCACCAAGGCTTGACTGTAATCGTCAGTAGCGGATGGCGGCAGTACCGCAATGACGCTGACCGCATCGGACGGCTGCGCGTAGGCATAATCCCACTCCGGCCAGCCATTCGAGAGTAGAGCAAGTTGCACGCGCTTGGTCGCAAAGCCCCATGCGTACATCTCCAATAATCCGTCGCGTGCAATTGGATAAAAGCGCGCGCAGTGTTCGGCTTGGGCTGATCCTTCGGGGGGATCTAAACTAGCCACGGTGGCCGTGTCGCCCAGGTGTGCCAGGGCAAGATTGCAAATATCAACTTCGGTTGCCATAAATTCATTACCCCTTATGTGAAAACAGGGGCCTTAGCCCCTGTCTTTTATTGCATTGACCGTGAGGTCTTACACCAAGCTGTCAGCAGTTTGTGAGGCCGCTTTGCCTTTGGTGGCTTTTGGTTCTTCGATCAACTCCAGGTTGCTTGCGACTTCACCGTCATATTCGACGGTTGCGCCTTCTTCAACCAACGCGTTGTTGATGAATGATTTTTCCAAGACTCTATATTGCGCCATGTTCTACCCCTTAAAGAACGGTGAAACCGGATGGATAGAACGCGCCGCCGCCTTGAGCGCCGATACCAAAGTCTGCAACAAATGCGCCAGCGGACGAGGTTCCCACGATCACATAGCGAATGCCCAAATATCTCTGGCCTTTGCTGTTCAATACGCCAGACAATTTGATCGCTTGTCGCGCACCTGCCGACCATTTAGCGATAGCCAATGCTCCGGTGGTTGCCAACACGGTGACGTTGGTTGTTAAACCCGCGTCGTCAGCGGTGATTGCTTGCACCTCGACCGAAGTTGCACCTGCTTGTGCAACGGTAGCCTGGATGCGCGCGAATACGTCCAAACCTTCACCAATATCTCTATTTTGCGAGAGGTCAATGGTGTTGGTTGACAAGACGTTGCCGGTGCCGGTTACTGTTTGGCCGGTGATAACGTTAGCCGCAGACACCGAACCAGAAACAAGTAAATTATTATCTACAAACATTTTGGCTCTCCTATTAAACGACGCGCGCTTCGGTGTTCAAAATCTGATCCACACGACGCAACGGGACACCTTCGAACTGTGTCCATGATTGTGGTGTGCCGAATTGGTTCAAACCTTGTTGAACATCAATCGCGTTTTGCGATTTGTTCAAGGCTTGAATACGCAACATTGAGTACACAGTACGGTTCATATAGAACGCGGCGCGGCCCATACCAAAGTTAGGGATACGATCCAATGCGCGGCTCATCAATTTAACCAAGTCAGCAGCCGAAGATTCAGCCACCAAGTTAGCGGTGTTGATGTTCGCGATACGCACCACATAGCGCCAATCTTTAACCACCAAACCGTTTTTCCATTGGTAGTGTGTTTGATACGCTTGGAACGGGTTGTTGTTGCCGTCGTACACGGTCAAGATGCCTTGATCTTCGTGGATCAAACCAGCTTTCGAGCCTTTAGGGAACGTGCAGAAAACAGTGTTTTCACCCCACACAACTAAATAGATCGAAGTGTTGTTTGATGCTGTACCGCCAGCGTCGATGATGTTGGCCGCGTTACCCGCGCCTGAGATCGCACCATAACGTGCGGCCAAGCCCAAGTATTGACGAGGATCTGTTGAAGGATTGCCGTAAAGCATGGTTGACGCTTGTGCCTGGTTCATTGCTTCCAAGAACGCAGTGTCTTCGCTCAAACGGAACGCAGCGGTGTTGCCGTTCAATTCTGCCAAGTCTTTATCCACCCGCGCGTAGGCTTCAAGCATACCGACTGACTCATCCACTTGGACGGTAGTTGATTTGCTAGTTGGGATACCTTGGTTGATCGAACGCCAGTAAGCGGTTGGCAAACCGGTGCGGATCACAACACGGTGGCCAGTTGGCAAGTTGCCTTCTGAGAATACCGCGTCTTCCAAGATTTCGTTTGACTGTGATAACAGCTCGGCCACGATTGGCACCTTGCCGTCTGGATCAAGACGCTTTGCCCAATCTGCAAGGGTCAACGCGCCGGATGATAGAGTCGCCATTGTTTAGCTCCTATGATTTTTGGTTTGAATACAGTTTGTCTGCAAGGTTTCCGCTAGGTGTCGCAGGGCGACCACCAACAAATTTGTCCTCACTAATTGCTTTTCCTGCGCGAACCATAAACCGGATAACTTCCGGGTTATTGCCCAAGCCGGACTCGTTTAACAGGGCTTTTAGCTCTGGCGTGCCGAAGGCATCAAGTGCCTTTTTTGCGGTGCCTAAAGAATCGTTGAGCTTATCGCCACCGAATTCTTTATCGGACTTGGAAGCGGTTTCCCACTCGGTCTTGACCGCTTCGATGCGCTCTAATTGGCGGGCCTGAATAACAGGGGCCACCTTATCGAGCAGCTTTTGGGCATCGTCATTGGACAGGTTCAACTCCTTAGCGACTTCCGAATAAGCCTCAATGACCGCGTTATCAAACGCTTCACCTTCGGGGGCTTTGAATTCGTACTGTTCAGGTGCGCCTTGTTTTTCTTCGGCCTTGCCTTCGTCGCCTTCGGTGGTTTTCTCACCTTCGGTCGTTGCTGTGTCCGCGTCTTGCGCCTGTGTTTGCTGGCCTTCGGTCGATGCCGTGGAGGTATCGGTTGCGGTGTCAGCAGTCGTTTGTCCGTCGGCGGTGTTTGTAGTTTGGCCGTCAGTCACTAGCGTTTCAGTCGTCATTCTTTTTGTTCCTTAAGCATTTCGCTGTAGCGATCCAGGCAGTGTTCAGTCAATTGGGCCAACAATCTCAACCCTTCATTGCGCGTGCCTTCGTTAAAGGCCATCGACAATGCGTTGGTGTTGAAAGAGAGCCGCCAAACCCCTGCGCGTTCGAGCAAGCGGTGAACGAATCGACGCCCCCGCTTGTTACTCATTAGCCACTTGAGATCCGCTATTTCCATTTCACCTTCAAATTTCGCGCGTTCTGCGAGTGCGTGCTGCGCGTCTTCTACTGCAAAAGGGTCTATCTGATCTCGTTGTGTCATGGTTTCAATCTAATCTGCATTGTGTGCGGTAAGTGCATCAGTCGGCGTAAAGCATCGACGCTTTATCAGCGTTGCCTTCCACTGCGCCCAGCTCCATGTCCGTCACTTGTAAGGTCATGTGGTTTTCTGGGCCTTCACCATCGTTCTCGATCATGGTGCGAACCACGGTACATTTAGCGCGGATCATCACCGTTTGGCCTGGTTCCGGTAGCGTGGTGATTCCCAAGGCGTTGCATTGATCCTCATCCAAACTAAGGCAAAGCCCGTAACCGTAGTCTTCGGTCAATCCCGCTTCCATCGGCTCGTTGTCGGGTTCTTTTTTCATGCTGACTAAAGCCATGTTAGTTCACCACGAGGAAATCAAATTTGGTAATGGCGGTGGCGGCCGCGTTGCCTGTCACGGTAAAAGATCCAGCGGCGGCAGTAACGCGAATGGAAGTCAACGTCGCGTCTGTTCCTCCAAGCGACACCAAGATTGTTGATGTTGCGGTGACTAGTGAATTGGTGATTACCACCGATGATCCCGTTGCGGCAAACGCTGCCCTACCACGGGGCGAGTTGTTAGTCGCGTTTCCCGGTGTTGCCGATGAATCGGTGTAGGTCGCGGCAAAGTTTGACGTTTTTACCGCGGCTGGGGTGGTCTGCCCAATAGTTGCGCCGTTTACCGTGCCACCGGTAACAGCAACCGATGCGGGGTTGTAAACCGTAGTCTGCCCTACTGGCAGCAGATATTCTTTACCATCAGCCCCCATCATCCCTACCAACGCTCCCGTTGTGATGCTATGAAGGGCTTCTGTTCCTTGCTTTAAGTATGTGGTCATTTTGATCCCCTAGTAGCACGCATAAATAGTATTGGCGGCCATCGTCGTACCTGTCGCCAACACCTTCTTGGCCATGATGTACTGCACGCCAAACCAGTTGGCGCTGATTGCCAACGTGACAGTGGTGTCGCCCGGTGTAATAAACCTGAGGTTGCCAGTGCCGTTAAAAATTAACGCGCGGCAAACCCCGTTTGGCAAGTCGGAGGCATCACTCGGTGTTACCACCTGGATGTCCCTGATCGGGGTGTACCAGTTGAGGTCTTGAATAAACGGGGGGGGTGTCGATTGCATGGCTTTACCTCCTTACAAGTCGCACGCTAAGTACAGTGCGTTGATGCCTGTCGCAGTAGTGCTGGTTGTCAAGATTCTTGATGCGTTGATCCGCACAGTTTGTCCAGCGGATAACCCAGTCAACACCGCTGTGCCTCCGCCCGCCAAGTTGACGTTGACATTTCCCGCACTCGTGACGTTAATCGCAAAACAAGGGCCGTTAGGTAAGTCTGTTGAGTCGCTGGTGGTGACGGCTTCGCCGGTCAGTTCTCCTTGTTGGGTAATTTCTTTCGTATAGTTTTGTTTACCAAATAGCAAGTTGGGCATGATTAAAACTCCTTAGGTGTAGCCGCTAAACGCGGCGGTTGCATCGGTTAAAAGGCTGGGATCTGTGGTTTTTGCGCTGGCTAGTTTCTGTGCGGTATCCGCACCTTGATTCATCATGGCCGCTTGAGTTGCTTGTTGCTGGGCTTGGGCGCGTTGCTGGCGCAAGGCCGCTACTTTGTCATCCCCTAGCAAGATCCGAGGATCAACGCCCAGCGAATCGGAATATATGTCAGTCAGTTTGTCGCCGTCGATCTTGTCCAACACTTCCGGCTTGAACTGCGCCACCGAGCCGATCGTGCCAATAAAGCGGTCAATACTGTTAGTGCCAACGGCTTTTTGCGCTTGGGCCAACATACTGACCAACTCGACGTTGATGTCGTGGCCTTGCATCGCTTCGGGTGGAGGTGGCACGATACCGGCCGCCATGATTTGATCGAAGGTAATCTCGATCAACGGATCCAGTAGCTCGTTTTGTAATCGTTCCAGCACAGGGCCGAGCATCAATAGCTTTTCTTCGTGTCGTTCTGCCACTTCGGTCGCGGTCATTCTGGCATCGGACTGATTAGCCAACATCAGAAAAAGATCCGCATAGAAAGATCCCTCTATGCGGTGCCGTACGTCTTGAATATCAGCGAGCAGGTGGGACAGGTCGAGGTTCACTTCGAACGCGGTTTTAACGCCCTGGCTTCCACCAGCAACGTCAACATAAGTCACACCACCTGGTAAGCGTTCAACGTCACGGTTTTTCATGGACGTTGGCACTTGCAAAGGTGGGTTGGTTTTGTAATCGATGCCTTGGGCTTTACGCAATTGTTCGTGTTGCAATTGCTTAATATCACCTAAGGCTTCCATGCCTGGGCTGTTGCCGTAGATGTCGCCACCCGAAGTTGCCCAGCGCGGACAAACAGCAGGGAATCGGTTAAAGCCAGACTCGCGCAGGTAGGTGTTTGGGTTTGATCCAACTTCAAAGTAGACCGAACGCCAAGGCATATTCAAATCGTCTTTTTTGTTCGGATCACGATCGGCGCGCGGCTCTATCGCATGAATGATAGTGATCCATTGATCCAGTGATCCGCGTTCAAACATCGAACGTGTGGACGGCGACACCTTGTCGATGCCGAACTCTTCGACTACTTCGTGAACGGTCTTTTGAAATTCGCGATAAAGCGTGGTGACTTCGCCTTTCCAGTTGGTAGCAATAGCGTATTCGCCAATGGTGAGCGGGAACAGGTGAATCACGTTATCAAAGTCGGGCATCACCAAACAGGACGCGGTGCCAAAGGTGCCAAGCTCTTCATACATCGCGTGCAACGCGCGGTAAGTGTTGGACTTTTGGAATACGGTCAACATGATGTTGGTGACTTCATTGAGCCACTGCTTCACCTCTTGGGATTCCATCATGGCCGGATCATTCGTAGCCAAGCGAAACCACGGACGTGCTGGACTGGTAAGGCCCGACATTAAGCCCGCAGCCAATACGCGCAGCGCACGGGTGCCGGTGTTGTCATAGATGTAATTGTGGCGGCGCTGGCCCCGGTTGCGATCCTGTATGAAATACCGGCCAGAACGCGGCAACAAGTAGTCAGACAGTTCTTTCCAATGCGGGTACCAGGTAGCCCGTTCGGTTTTGAGCTGCCCCCAACGAGTGAGCAGCTTATCTCTTGGCGGCGTCTGCTTCATTTACGAACCCAATAGTGTGCTTTTGCCCAAGGTCAACGCGCTTGGATCAACACCTTGCGCACCGGTCAACATCGTGCCGGACTGTCCGCCCTTGCCCGCTTGTTGCGCGGCAGACAAAATGGCCGAGGTATCCGGCTTCTTTTGGTTGGCGCGGTTAAAGTCTTGATCGGCTTGCGCGGCGGTTCTGTCCGCGTTGGCTTGCGCTTGTTGCATTGATTTCTTGGCAGCGTCGGCTTGATCTGCACCTTGCATTGCACTGACACCAACACCAGCAACGGCGGCAGCGGCCGCGACTCCTATTGCAACTCCAGACATGGGCTTACTCCAGTATTCAGTTTGTTAAATTCTTGGCGAGTCGTTAATTGCTCGGCCTCGTCGGTAAATTCGTTTTCCGCTTCTTCAATCGTGCTGGCGCTAGTAGCAAACAACATCGTGAAGTGCGTATCTTCAAGGGCCAATGCCGCTTGCTTTCTGCCAGGTGCGCCCGCGATCACGCGATACCCTTGCACATCAACCGTGTCATCCCCGATAAACACCTTGGCATGGCCGCTGACGATCAACGTGGTGGGGATCTTGATAAGCACTCCCATTACCATGACCCCGGCCGGTACGAACGCGGTGCGGGTGTACACGCCATCGTGCAAACTGTGCGTGATCTCGATGTCCACTTGCGGTAGTGCTTCCATCGCGCGGTGTAGTGCGTGCGCTTTGTCGATAGCCTCGCGGCTCATCGTTGGCAAGCCCATCGAATCGAGTACGCGTAGGCTCATCAGATCGTCTTGAAAAACAAGCGATTGGTTTCTTTAAAGCCCAGGATCGGTGCTGCTTTAGCCAAACGACTTTCAGCCGGTGCGCCGATCATCAAGCCCACTGCGCCGTGCGCTTTGGCCAAGTGCTTCATCGCTTCAACCATGCGCGCGCCGGTGCCAAAAGTGCGGTGTGCTTGATCGACAAAGAACACCATCGTCAAACCAACGATTGCGGCGTATTGCGGCGCGTAGTTCATATTGCACGCAATAAAACCGACCAATTGCCCTTGGCAAAACGCCCCAACGATCTTGAGTGATCCACTGGCTTCGAGCGCGTGGTACATCGCAATGTCGGGTTCGGGTGCGGGCATCTCGTCCAGTGCGGACTCGGCAGCATAGGCAGCGATCAAGGCTTCGTAGGTGGAAGCCTCGACGATGTCAGTAACGGTGCAGGGTTGGATAGTGATCTCGCTCATGGTGCCAAAGCCTAAGCGCACCATGAGGCGGTAAGTGCATCAACCCGCGTAGGGATCGTAGTCGAGAATGTTGCGGCGTGCGTTAGACGATACGCCGTAAGGTAGGAAGGCGCGCTTGGGTGTGTCCATCAAGGCCAGGCAATACGCGCTGCCGTAGTCGGGGGATC